CAACGAAGGTTCCCTCTAGGGTGGACCGACTTAAGTGCTTAGGGAACGCCGTTGTCCCACAGGTGGCGGAGTGGATAGGGAAAAGGATCATATGCTGCGAGGATTGTCTTGGTGAGTGTGAGGGTAGAGCGGAAGAATCACTTGATGCGGAAGAATCAACGGAGATCTTCTGAAATTCAACGCGGGTGATTTGGATCGTACTGGCAATGGACGACGGGGGAGCCCTTTCAGGTACGTGATGGCCACTTCTTTGATGAATCTTGGGGACAATCCGCTTGGGGATTGTCGTCTTCAAGGGGGGATTGTTAAGGGGGGAAAAGATTCTAGTCCTATTCTTATTCCCTATAGGGACGAGGAAACCCCGGAACTAGCGGGACTAGAAACAGGAAGGGGTAAAAAAACCGTTGAAACACAAGGGGTAATACTAGTCCCACAAAGCCGGGACGAGAACGGGACTAGAAAGGACGAGAAACGAGAATCGGAACTACCGGGACTAGAATCAGGGACAAGCAAATATGGGATTCGCGAAGGGCAATAAATACGGCAAGGGTGGTAAGCGGGAAGGGGCAGGGGCCAAGAGCAAGAAGGAGATCGCAAAGAAGCTCGAAACCGACCAGATTATACGCCAGAAGCTTGAGGAGCACCTTGAGGAGGTGGTGAGAGCGTACCTGGACAATGCGAAGGGCAGGTTCGAGACTCGCATTACCGAGAAGGGCGAGACCTACGAGCAGTTCATCATCGATCCGCCGACGGCTCGGCACTTCATTGACAAGTTCCTCCCGGCAGCACGGCAAGAGATCGATGTGAATCATCGACACGCAGTGGTGATCCAGATGTTCGATGGCAACGAGCAACGCCGAAAACGACTTACCCACGATTAAGTACCATCCTGGTCCGGTAGCTCAAGCAGCACACCTGTCCATGGCGATGGTTAAACTCGCCTGGGGTCCGCTGGGTACTGCCAAGACCACCTGGCTATGCTGGCGGTTCCTCTACCTCGCTCAGATGGCTGCGGACGCAGGGATCAGCCTCGAAGGGTTGATCGTTCGCGACACCTATCGCAACCTCGCCGACAGTACTCTCAAGACATTCCTCTCCTGGTTCCCAGAGGGAATGTGCGGCTACAAGAGCAAATCAGAGCCGTGCGACTACCAGCTCTGGGTTGGTGGCCGGTATCACTCGCTGTCGTTCAGGCATGGCCAGACAGAACAGGATGCGTCCATGTTTCTCTCCAGGGAGTACGACTACATCGCGCTGGAGGAGATCGCACCCGCTTACTTACCGGGCGAGGAGAAGGTCTCACCTGGGATCGCGGAAGGCGTGTTCGACATGGCCATCGCGAGGTTGACCCGTGACCGCAAACGGGCCAAGGCAATCGGCGGCGGTGAGCTGGCGATGAGCTGCAACTCTCCACCGCTCACGCACTGGGCCAGCAAGCGCATCATCGACAAGTCACCTGAGTACCTCCGATCCCTCAACTGGGCGCACTGGATGTTCCCTGTGAGCGATAACGCGGCCAACCTGAGGGAGGACTACTACTCGACCCTGGAGAAGGCCTGGGAAGGCAAACGCGCTCTCATACAGCGGTTCCTACGCGGGGAGCGGATCGCGGTGTTCGTCGGGGTGCCGAGGTTCAACATCGATGCCCTGGACCGATTGGTGGAATTGACCGAGGAGCCACGTTTCAGGGGATGGATGACCCCAACCATGGGTAACCTGCTCCACGTTCGCCTGGAGGAGAATGCGGAAGGCTGGGTGCGTATGTGGGAGCCTCCCAAGGCCTCAGGGCGGTACGTGATCGGGGCTGATGCGGCAGCTGGCCTGGAGGGCGGCGATTACTCGTCGGCGCACGTTCTCAACGCAGAGGATCTCACCATCGCGGCGACGTTCCATGGCCACCTCGAACCGTCGAAGTTCAGTGACGAGCTGGCGAAGCTGGGCTACAGCTACAACCGGGCGATGATCGGCATCGAGACCGAGCCGTCGGCGCACGGGTTGACCACGGCAACGAAGCTACGGGATGGAGGATACCCGCGTCTTTACTACACCAAGCAGCTGGCATCGAGAACGAAGAGACCGATCTCGCGGATCGGGTGGAACTCAACGCCGGGAACCAAGCGGGTGCTGATCGATGGCCTGGCCAACTACCTGGACGATGGCGGCGAAGTGATAGACCGGGATACCATCAGCGAATTAATGACCTACGGCGTGATGGAGAACGGCAAGATGGAGGCCCAGGGGGGATGCCACGATGATAAAGTCATTTCATTGGCGTTAGCGATCTATTTAAGTCACCACACAGGGCTGAGTCGCCTTTACCCAAGTTTAAAATGATCTATACACACATCAACCAAAAAGGCATGACCAAAGAGGAGTACCAATCCGCTGTTAAATGTGTGTGCCCGATTCACGGGGGAATCACGGGCAATCAGCTTTATGTATGGCAGATACAGATCCCGAACCGTAAACCGTACTTTAAAGCACAGTGCAAAGCGTGTCACGGTGAAAGGAGGATTCAACCATGGGCTGTAATTTTATGACACTCCCCGGAGGCGGCACAGTGATTGTTTGCGGACCTCGTGGGAGATCATCCCCTTGTCAGGTCGAAGGATGCTCAAAGCCTCACACTGTCCTGTGTGACGGGAACGTAGGCATCAGGAAAACGTGCGACATGAGGTTGTGCAACGACCACCGTGCCCACGTTGGCCCGGATCGAGACCTTTGTCCGAATCATACTCAACAAACAGACTTGGGACTCTAACAGAAAGGACTAATCCAATGGTCAAAATGGCCCAGTTACACAAATTCAAGTACTTAGAAGGGGAAACCCTACCAGAGGACTTAGAGGATCCAGAGATCTGGAGACCGAGAGGAATTTAGAGGATTTAAAGGACCGTGAGGAGCACACTAATAAAACCCATCTCCGCACCCTCAGAGGACTCAGGAAAGAGGAATCGGGGGACGAAGAGCCGGTTCCCGATAGGGAACCAGAGGGCTATGAAGACCTCGATCAGATCCCCACGGACCTTCCCCTGGACGAGTACACCATGCGTGGTCACCGGTCCCCCCATACTGACGGGCCTGATCACGATGAAACCTGGCGGTCAGAGATATGGGAGTTCACCCGGTTTATGAAGCGACACCCTACATTGCGAAACCTCAACGGTAGCCAGGCCGCGAACATCATCCCCTGGCACCTTACTGACTTTGACGGGAACGAGCAGTTTCAGATCGTAAACGAGTGGGACGCGATACGCTACGTGGCCGGTGAGGGTCCTCTCAACAAGGCACTAGCCCTTGCAGTGAAATTCCCGGTTCCCCGCAAGACTAACCTCACTCGCAGGTTTACCCGCTACGTCGAGTTCTTGAGTCTCGCTGGGTGGCTCCAGGTTGTGGTGGGTGAAGATAGCCCGATCTATCTACCGCAGCGTAAAGTGTCGGGGATCTTCCATTGTGACCGTAGCAAAATTCAGAACCTCACCCGCGTTGCGAGAAGAGAGGGCTACCTAACGGTTGTTCATCCACACAGTGCGCATACGGCGACTAGGTTTAAATTTGAGTTGGATAAATTTCCGGGTCACTTCCGGTCGGGCAAAACATAGAGGGAGTTCCAGGGGGGTAGGATGACAGAGGCTTGACGGCAGTGGGGGCGAGCAGTAGGTGATCAACGTCATCGAGAAGCTCCACTTCACGGTCGGTGATGTGCTCGTGCTGCACCATGAGGCGAACACCGATCTGAACGCCGCGGAGCTGGCGGTGAACGCGGTCCTTGGCGGTTTGCCGTTTGTCGTTCCGTATATTTTTATAGACAAGGGGCAAGAAATCAGTAAACTAAGCCGCGAAGATCTGGAGCGTGTCTTGAAGGCAATGCCATGATAACCCTGGAGAAATTCGAGCAGAAGTACATCCCTGAACCGAATTCAGGTTGCTGGTTGTGGACAGCGGGAGTCTCGCCGTTGGGCTACGGCCAGTGCTCAGACGGTCCATACGGGGAACGTCGGACTCAATATGCCCACCGCGTAGCATACGAACTTTTCAAGGGACCGATCCCGGCTGGTATCGGATTGGATCACTTGTGCAGGGTCCGTAGCTGCGTGAACCCCGACCACCTTGAGCCAGTATCGCAACGCACCAACTTGATGCGGGGTCGCACGTTGGCCGCACGATTCGCAGCTCAAACGCATTGTGTCCATGGTCATCCATTCGATGAGACGAACACTCGTCGGACCAAAAAAGGACGCGAGTGCTTGGCCTGTCGGCAAGTGTGGGACAAGGGGCGAATTCGATGATCCTTGGCTACAAGAAGAACCTGCCGGGTACGGATGCGTACTGGTTCGGCGATGTGGGCGATGAGCAGAAGCAGTTCATCCGCGTATGCTGCGGCCTTGCGCTTCCCCAGTTCGACAAGTCCAACGGTGGCCTGGTGGTGATCGCAGAAGAGCTGCGTCCATCCGGGTTCCAAGACTTCACCGCAGTGGGCGGCACGATTGGCGATTGGCCGACGATAGAGAACGCACTCATCCAGTACAGGATGGATCTCAAGTTCAGTCACATCATAACGGAGAAGACTCAGGGGCGGCAGCTCATCTGGCGAATGCCGAAACTCAACTACGGGACCGGGGAGATCCCGCTCGTGACGTACGAGGCCCCGGCGTATGCGTTCGAGGAGCTGGGCCGTCAGAAGGTGGAGGGCATGATCGCCCAAGACCGCCTCCACCTCGAAGAGGTGCGCGCCGACCTGGAAGAGGAGACCGAGACAGCCGGGAAGGCACTCCAGGCGGTTGTGTGCTGGATGTTAGGAAATAAAGCTATCTACGCATCGAACGTAAAGAAGCGCGAACCGCTACGTGCGGTATGGGGATTGCAAGGATTATGAAAATAACATTGCAAGGTGCAGCAAACTCTAAGGCGGAAGCGGATGAAAAGCGGTTAACATGGGAAACTATCCCCGTCAAAAAGAAACGGGCGAAGGGAAAGAAGAAGCCGGTCCCTCCGCGAATGAGTTACTTAGACTTCTGTAAGGTGAATCTACGGGAAGAAATCCATCGAGTATGGGGCCAGTTAGAGAGGGAAGATGAAATAATCAATGCAATTATAGAGCAACCAACAAAGATTCCCCATGACATTCGTGCGATGGCAGTAGCGGTTGAGTACGAGTTGTTGACTGAGGCTTTAACCGCCAGAGTGCGCAATTGGGATGTTTAAGTGAGCATGGCAGAGCAACCTAAAATCGAGAACCTATCAGGGGATACAGGCCACGGTAGCGACGATGCGTTACTCAAGTCGAAGACCCGCCAACTGATGGAGAAGTACTGGGGTCCGCACGAGCAGCAAGAGGAGAGAATGGATAAGCTTGCAAAGGAGAACCCGAATGTTCAGGTTCGAGTTGAAAGACGGCGTAAAGGTCGGGGAACCGTTCGTAGTCGGCGCACATGAGAAGTGTCACTGTTCGAGTGAAGAGGTGCTCGTGGCGAACAGTATGCTGATCGAGGCTGACTACGTGACCCTGGAGAAGCGGTGCTCGAATTGTAACGTGATCGAGTACAGCGGCACGACGATAGTGATAGGCAATGAGCTTCACTCTTGAAGACTTAAAGGAGTGCTCATGCGTGGCTTGTGGCAGGGGATCGAATGTCACCAAGCTTCGCCGGTTGAACCCGTCGGGCAACTCGTACGTGTGTTCGAGCTGCGAGATCCGGTTCGGCAGAGAGAAGCTCCAGGCCGAGTTCGACAGGCAGTTGGGCAAAGCGGTGGGAGTGAAGCCGACACTGAGGAGCTGCGTACGCGGTTGCGGTAGGCCGGTGTTTATGAAACCTGGCGGCAATCTCCCTGCATACTGCTCCCAGTGCGAAGAGGAATGGAGACAGCTGCAACGATCCGCGAGGAGCGAACGGGAGTACCGCAAGAGGCACGGGAAGCGAACCCAACTCGATATTGTTGATGAGAGTCAAGGGAAGTAAGACGGCAGATGCTCCGTGGTCCGCAGAGGATCATTACGGGGATGGAGTTGAAATAAAAACAAGGGGGATACGTTTATGGCCGTATCGACAGAGAGATGGAGAAACGCAACGCTCACGATTGCCAATGGTGGGACAGAGACCGACGAGCTGGACCTGGGGTTAAACGGTGCTAGGAGGCAGATGGCAATGACGATTCACGGCCCGTCGGCACTGACCGGTACGGTCAAGGTTCAAATTTCCAACGCCACTGGTGGAACCTACCGCGATCTCCAAACCAGCGGTGGCGCGGACATCAATATCGGTGCCGGTAACTCGGTGACCATTGATCCCCTGATTGGTGCGGCCCTGAAGCTGGTGTCCGATGGAGCTGAGGGGGCGGAGCGCACATTCCACATCCAGGGCAACGCGAAGAGCTGATGGCACAAGAATTCGTAGGGGCCAGCAACCCGCAGGGGGGCAGTATCAGGGAGACCGATCAGCCCATGGAAACTAGGTTGGCCCATGGGACGACCCTCCACCAAGAGATCATCTCGCGCCTGATCGCTCGACGGCAGCTGTCCGAGAGAGTGGTCAGCAATAGGGCCGACGATTGGAACCGGGTGGACGAGCATCTGAGAATGTACATCGACCTGGGCCGACAGGCGAAGAAGGGCGATGGGTCGGTAAACGCAAACAAGAAGGAGATGCCCTGGGAGCGGTCCATCGTGGTGCCACTGTCGTACGCCATCGAACAGGTTCACAAGACGGAGTTGATGGGTATATTCATGCGCCAAGACCCGATCCTGAAGGTGATGGGGGTTGGTTCCGAGGATGTCGAGCCAGCAAAGATGATGCAAGCGGTCCTGGGCTACGACCAGGAACAGACGGCGTTGCCTCTCCAGGTGTTTAGCGGGGTGGGGGATTCCATCCGGTACGGCCAGGGAACATTTTATGTCAGCTTCGAGAAGGAGATGGGCTGGAAGCACTGGTCAGCACCGTCGAAGTTCCAGGCCATACTACAGGCCATGAAGATGCCGACCCAGAGAAGGAGCTGGGAGACCCTCCGCGAGTACAGTCTGATCCATACCGTGGACCCGTTTCTGAGATGGCGCGATCCCCGCGTATCCATTGCCGATCTCCAGAAGGGGGAGTTTAGCGGTCACCGGGTCTACCGAGGATCGATGTGGATCAAGGAGCGTGACAAAAGGAACGGCGGCGTTTACTTTAACGTCGATAAGATCAGCAAGGTTGCAGCTGGGGGTGCCAGGCAGACCTCCAGGGGTCGCGGGAGCTTCGGCAGAACAATCAATAAGTTCGATATCTCCAGGTTCAGAATGACCGGCAGCGTGGACGAGCTTGACCACGGTTTCCATGCCATCGACCATCTCCAAGTGAAACTGATCCCCAAGGAATGGAAACTCGGACCCGGCACCCTGCCAGAAATCTGGTGGTTCTCGTGGATCGATGATCAGGTGATTATTCGGGCGCACCGCACCGAGTACGAACACGAGAAATTCACTTACGCAGAGGCCGAGGCGCACCCAGATCCGCACGTAGGTGAGAACCCAGGATTGATCGAGAATCTCGATGGAATTCAGCGATTTATGAACTGGATCTTCAACTCCCATATTCAAAATGTAATGCGGCACTTAAACAACTCCATGGCCTACGGGCCGAGCTTTGTGGAGGAAGCCGATCTGTTTGATCGGGATGCCGGTGGCCATTTCCGCCTCTCCCAGCTGGGGGAGCAGATGCTCATGGAGGGGCGGCTTTCCATCGACCAGATGATGCACCAGATGAACCTGTCCGACGTTACCCGGCCTATGCTGCAAGACAATCAGGTTCTCATGGATATGGCTCTCAGGATGATGGCGGTATCGGAGACTAGTCAGGCCAGGGCCACCACTCAAAGACGTACTCTAGGGGAGAATAAGCTCATTCAGGCGGGTGCTGGTAAGAGGATGGTCCTACACGCCGTCCTGTTCGATATCATGGCGTTCGGCCCAATGGCCCGGCAGCTGATATCCAACCGCCAGCAATTCACCGAGATGGAGCAATTTTTGAGGATCAGCGGGGATCTCGCCCGTGAGGTGGGTGGAATGTCCATGACGGTGCGCCCCGATGACCTGCACGGGAACTTCGACTACGTGGGACGGTCTGCGGTGATGCCACCGGATGCCCAGGATCTCCCTGAAGTCTGGGACAGGATCGGAGCGCAACTCTCTCAGAACCCCATGCTCCTTCAGCCACGGGCTGACGGCAAGATGCTCGACATTCACGAGCTGTTCAAGGAGGGCGTGGAGGCCACCGGGGTGCGTAACATCGAATCGTTTTACAAAGACCCCAGCCAGATCCAGCAAATGCCCCAGGCTCCTCCGGTAACGGTCCTCCCCGACGAGGAAGTGGCCCGGCAGCAACAAGCGGGGGATATTATCCCGGCCAACGAGGCGGCATGACTGAATTCGAGAGGTCTATCCGTCAAGCAATTGATCGCTGGAATGATCTAGGATCTTCGTCTGGCTTGATCTTGGGGGAGTGTCAGAATGTGGGGTGCCGAAATGAAAGCGTGAAGGTAGAAGTTAAGTGGTACACTGGACAGGAGTATCCCAAACCCAAGATTTTTAGATGCCCTCTGTGTGGACAGAAGTGTAGAGTAACCGCAGTTTTCACGGGACCAGAAGTTGAACTCAGAAACAAGAGAAAACGCGAAGAGTGGCTCCGATTACTGATTGCGGACGCAAAAAAAACCACTTACCCGATGTGGAGCCGATGGGTGTCTCGAATGAAACGGGGCGACGATCTGATAAAGGATTTGCTGGTCGATGAAACAATGAATCTCAATGAAATTGTTTTACGGATAGCCTTTATTAAACGATACGGGCCTCGCATCCTTGCTAACGAAATCGCCCGACAACATATCAAAAATGACTGAAGATCCAGTAACTCGATCAATAGAAGCGAAGAAGACGAAGCTAAAACTCCTTGAGACCACTTACAAACGCGCCCTGGAGCTGATCAAGTCCGAGGAGTGGACAGAGAAGCGAGAAAAGGCCCTGGAGAGGGTCGGTAGGCTAGTGAGATCGTACCAGGGAGGTGAGGCGACCCAGGCGATCTACATCATGGGCCAGGTCAGAGAGATAATTAGCGAGGCAGACGGTCCCTTACAGGTCATTCGGGAGTATGAAAGTGAGCGGAAATCTCTTCAGGAACTAAACAAGAGGTAGCAATGGAGAATAATTTACTGACCCTCGATCAAGTGGCGGCTTATCTACAGGTACACCCGAAGACCATCTACAAATTCATCCACGAGAGAGAGTTCCCGCACGGCATGAAGCGGTGGAATTGTCGGCGATGGCATCAAACAGAGGTCGATGAATGGCTAAACAGTGAAGAAAAAATAGCCGAGTGTAGCCTCGCGTAGTCCAGTCCTGATTTTTTCCTTCCTTCCTAAACATTCGTTCTTTACAATTGCCCGCAGCGCACTCCGCGAAGTTTTCAAGAACCCGCAAGGGCAATCTTGGCTTTGAGCGCAAGGCCGATCTGGTTCGGAGGCCGGGAGCCACGGTAGGAAAGCCCACGATTGCCGATCTGCGTAGCGGGAGCAATCACGGGAGAGGTGATTTTTTATGGCAGAAGCGAAGGAAAAAAACGCACTCGTTGAACGCCTAGCGAATAATAGGCTTCCAGCGAAGAAAACGCCAACACGGACTCCAGCAAAGGAGCCGACAGAGAACGCCGCGGTTTCGACCAGGCCGACTGCACGGCGTACGCACCCACCTGAGTCCATCCCTGGACAACCAAATGAACCCAGCACCGAAGTTATCACAGCTGAGCGGTCAAAACCCGTCACTGAGTTCTACAAAGTCAACGGCCAGGAGTACACCCTCGATCAGTTAAAAGAGCAGGGGATGCTTCCCAAGCTCGTTACCACCTACGACCAACACCAACACCTGCAAGCCAAGTACCTCGACAACCTAAAAGAGCTGGATACGCTAAAAACTACTCCAGCTCCCGTCGCGAAGGAACCCACACCAGAAGAGGTATGGGGGGTTGTAAAGCAGCAATACGCGCCCCTGGTGGCCAACTTCATCAAGCACGACATCGACTCTGGGGAATTGGAATCGGACTTAAACGAGATGTACCCAGAGACACTGAAAACCCTCTACACGAGGATTCTGTTTCAAGAGGCCAAGGTGGACGATCTGCGCCAGGCCGTCTGGGAATTGCAGCAATCGACATCGGGCGTGAGACAGAAAGAAGCGAGGAGCGAGATCGAAAATGCAATCGGCGCACAACTCGACATCCTCGCGTCGAGTGACGAGGTCTACGGTTTGTTAAAGGATGCAGATACCAGGGAAGGTTTTATCGATTACCTGTTCGACTTGAATCCGAGCTTGGATCAGGTCTCAGGTGACGTGGCCCAAGCGTTTTTAGCCAAGCAATGGTTTGCCTATAACGCAGATGCAATCAAGGCGGGACAGGAGCCGAGCCGGGGAAAGACACCCGCCTCCCCGACAATCCAAGGCGAGGGGCCAACCTCAAGGCCGGGAAGTTTCCACTCAGAGGAGGCAACGCACCTCGACCAACTCGCATCGTCACGGCTTCCGATAGAGTAGATAAGGAGATAAACCATGCCAGTTTTAGGACTAAGAGGATCAGGCCACTTCTCATCCGATGAGAGGCCGAAAAACTACCGTGAGCTAATTCTTCTTCTGTTTCCGAATTCGCCGATCAGCATCACCGCCTTACTTTCAAAGCTGAAGGTCGAAGCAACCGACGATCCACAGTTCACCATTTTTACCAAGGGTCTACCGACCCAGATAGCAAGCATCAGCGGTTCCCATACCGCAGCTATCACCACACTGACACTGAGCGGCACCAACCCAGGAAAGGTTTTTCGCAAAGGTCATAGCATTATCAATGAGCGAACGCTTGAGGTGATGTGGGTGACATCCGATCCATCTGGCAGTTTTGATTCTCTGTCGGTAGCCAGGGGGAAAGGTTCCACGGCAGCGACCATGAACGATGCCGACGTAGTTAGAATTGTCGGGTCGAGTCACCTGGAAGGTGCTAGTGTGCCAACCTCGATCACATACGATCCGTCAACCACCGTGAACTTCACCCAGATTTTTCGCACGAGCCTCGATGTGACCGGGACGCAGAAAGCAACCCACGTCCGTACCGGGAACGACTACCTGGAGCGACAACGCGAGGCCCTGGAGCTTCACGCCATCGAAAGAGAGATGGCTTATATCTTCGGGACCGGAGTGGAGGACACTAGCGGAGTGCAACCTCAAAGAACAACCAAGGGATTTATCGAACTCGTAACAACCAACGTGACCGACTTCGCCGATGCAGTCGATATCGATACCTGGGAGACCTTCCTCGAAGACTGCTTTGAGAACGGTTCCAATGAGAAGTTATTCTTAGCCGGGAACACGGCCATTACAACGATCAACAAGATCGGTCGCATTCACGGCCAGATCGAACTCACACCGAGGTCAGAGAGTTACGGAATGCAGATGCAGACCTACATCACACCGTACGGCACCTTGCAGATCCGCCAACACGCACTGTTCTCAAAGAGCGCGACGTTCAAGGATTGGGGTCTGTTGGTTGACCAGAAATATCTGGTTGACAGGCCATTGATCGGCAACGGCGAGAACCGGGACACCCACTACAGGGACAACGTCCAGAGTCCTGGGGATGACCGCGTGACAGACGAGTGGCTCACTGAGATCGGGCTGGAGCTTGAGCATGAGTCCGTCCACGGCGTAGCGAAGAATATGTCCGCACTCGTGCCTTAATAATTCTTCGACCTAACGTCGGTGTTTAATCGACGCGGGTAACGTAACCTCCTGGTCGGGTGGGCTGCGGCCCATCCTTCCAGGGATGAAAGGAGAAGCAGATGGCTCTAACTTTTACCAAACGTGCCGGGATGCCTCCCTTGCGAGGGGGGCTGATGATGACCGTGTACGATATCACGTTCGACACGGGTGGTCCGACCTGGACGGTTACAGCGGCAAATGTGGGACTTCCTACCAACGGAACCCTCCTGGCCGTAATCCCAGCTGGTGGAACACCGGGGGGATACGGTGTGTGGTGGGATCGGGCGAATGCACTTCTTCGGGCCTATGAGGAGGCTGATGGGGCTGGGGCGATGGGAAGTATCGATGCCGGAGATCTGAATACTACGATCATCACCTGTTTGTGTATCGGCTACGGAGGATAACGATGGCTTTCAAGAAGAAAGTAGTTAGCGAGAGCGAAGAACAGGTTGAGGCGGTTGAGTCGGTAGCCGAGTTCGCTGTCGTATGTAATCGATTCAAGGAACTGAGGATTGGCAAAGAGATAAAGTTCGAGAACGGGTTGTTTAAGACCACCGATCCCAAGGTAATCGCAAAAATAAAGGCCAATGACGGGTGGCGGGTATTCATTCACCTGCGAGATTAAGGAGGAAACGATGCAATTGAAAGGCACGAGAGCGCAACGGAGCGATGTGGCTATGTACAAAGGGGCAGCTCACAACCGGGCGAGTAAGGGTCAAGGAGGCGGGGATAAGACCCCGGCAAAGATGGGGTTGAAGTATCCCAAGCGCAGCCATGTATCCGATGTTGACCACGCCTTTGGACGCACACGGTCCAAGTAATCAAGTCTGTAAAGGAGATAAAGATGAAACAACTCCGTGAGATAGGGATTGTCACGTTTTTCGTGGTGCTACTGAGCGGTTTGATTACCGGCACCCTTCTGATCGCTCAGACAAGTCTCCATGAGGTTCGAGGTGCGTTGGACTTCGTGCAGTTCGATCCCCAGATAAGGTTCGCTGGGAACATGACTGTCGAGAAGAAAGACGGGACCGATCTGTTCGAGATGACCGACATTGGCGGATTCCACATCGTTGAAACTTCAGATGTGGCCGAGACCCCGGACTTGAGTCAAGATGCCGAGGTTGCGTTACTGACCTGCAACGATCAGTTCATCATCCAATACAACAACGGTGGTGTACTCACCTACATAACGCTTGACCTCGACGGGTCAGATACGAGTTGGGCGCAGAGCACCACGGCCCCGACGGGTTGTAGCTTCAATCTGTGATTCGGAAGGAAGGTCACGGATATAGGCTCTATTCGACCTCGAAACCTGGCCGGGCTTTGGGTCCGGTCAGGTCATCGAAGGAAGAAGTAGGGCGGAAAGATGAGAAGCGAGTGGAGTTTTTTAAGAATCTTGGACACTCGAAAGGTGGCCCCGGTAGTTTGAAGGCCAAGGTTCAAAAGAAAAGTTTCCTAAACTAATGTGGCAAACACAACACTCACTTTACTGCAAGCAGCGATGGGGAACTGGTTGGGTGATGTTAATACCACCCGGCTACCCGATGCAATCCGTTTGGACTGCATCAATGCAGCAATTCGATTCTTTCTCCGCCAGTACGATTTAAGATACGGGGAGATCACCGATACCTTCGCCACCGTCGCTTCCACCTACGACTATACGGTCCCGACAGGCTGGCTCCGACCTCATACCATTTGGTACACCCATCCTACTAATAGCTCCACGGTAGTCCTGATTTACCGGGAGAAGGAAGCCTTCGACATTCTGTTTCCAGACACCAGTAAAGAGGATTTGCCAACTTACTACACGGCATGGGGTGCCAATATCCGGTTGGGAAAGACCCCCGATCAGGTTCTTACCCTTAATCGTAATTACTACGGGCTGCTCACCGACCTGGCATCCGCCAATGACTCGAACATATTCACGTCGGATGCATGGGAGGCGATCCTGTTCAAGGCCCTGGAAATCGCTTGTGAAGGTTACGGGATCAACGATAGGCGGTTACCTCAATGGAAAACACTGGCGCGTCAATGGGGGGAACAACTGGTTACCTCTCACGCGAGAGCGAGGACGAGCGGGAGAAAGGCTCAGAGTTCGGAACCGGGATGAGATCAAAAATAGTTAAGGCGATGTTCCTGGCCTGGTTCCTGTTCTACATAGAGGGAGGGAAGGAGTACGTTCTCAAAGTCCCATTCAATAGGGCGGAATGTAACTTTTATAAGGACTTCCATCAAAGATATATACCGACGAATTGGTACGAGTGCATTAACCTGGGCATGGAACAAACCAGGGAGGGGCAGCTCTACCAATCATTCCGAGGACTAATCGTGGATGGCGCAAAGGAAGTTTACAAACCGGGGGGTGGAAATTAAGTGTCATGGACGAACCTATACCGTCGCAGTTTGCGCCCTATGTGGATTGAAACAGTACCCAGCAGAAGCGTTAAGGAATCATATCTGTTTTAGCATGGTCGTGAAGTATTGCCCGATGTGTCACCAAGATCGGCCAGTTTGGATGTTCAATGGAAGGACTCGTGTGTGTTCAACCTGTTATGGAAAAAGGGGTGGCAAGATAAGTGGGAGAAGAAGGTCGAAATGATTTTCCCCCTTCTCGCTGTTACGAGCTTGCTGCTATTTTACACGCCTCTCGTGAACGGGTACGAGTTACCTAAACTTCTGTTCTTGGGGCTGCTCGTAATCTTCGGCCTTGGCTACCTGCTAGAATCTAAGAAAGTCTCCCTCCCGTGCCTGTACCCGATTGCACTGTTCTTCGCGGGATCGGTGCTGTCGGCCTGGGGTGCGCTGAACCACTATGAGTTGGTGCTGGCGTTGTCCTTGGATCTGATGGGGATCTCTCTTTTCTGGATAGTGGTGAATGCGGTCAAGCCTATGGCCATGGAAGGTATCCTGTGGGGGCTGTCTGTGATCGGGGCAACGATAGCCTTGGTATTAATATTCCTACCCGGCGATCAGGGGTCGGTTGGTAACTCCGCTCTGGCCGGTATCTTCATGGTACCCTTCATTCCCATAGCGGTTTACTTGGCCCCGTGGGGATTGATACCGGCAGCGATAATCGGGATCGGGATTTACGTTACAAACTCCCATGCGGCGTTCCTCGCCCTCCTGGTGATAATGGCCGTGATGATCTGGAGGACGGTCCCCGTTTGCCCCAAAACGATTGCCATCATTCCAACCGTATTCGCCTGTCTGCTTGTCTTGAAGATGGGGATCGGTGCAGACCTCTCGATTCGCTACCGGCTTGATTGGTGGAGAAATACCGCACACATGGTGGTCGATCATCCGGTGTTCGGTATAGGGCGCGGTAACTATGTGGTGGTCTATCCTCAGTATGCCATCCTGGGGGACCGGGTGATGCAGGGCCAGGCGAACGTCAATCGCGTAGGGCAGACAATAAAGACCGCGATACACTCCCCGCACAACGATTACCTACAGTTGTTGGTCGAAGCTGGCCCCATTGGCCTGGCGGGGTTCCTGTGGTTCCTATGGATGATGGTTGACAGGTTAAAGTGGAGGACGGTCAGCAAGACAGCAAAGACCCTGGCACTCAGTATGTTGGGTTTCCTGGTAACCGCAGCGTTCCACTTCCCGCTACAGACCGCTTCGGGGATGACGCTGTTTTGGGTACTGAACGGACTTCTATGGGTGGCGAGTGAAAAGAATATTGATACTGACGCTACTGGTTTCCCAGGTGGGATTTTTCCTGGGGAACTTGATGCGGGCTAGAGCGGAGCACTTTTATAGCCGGGCGGACCTCAGACGGGCGATCATATATAACCCGTTTGAGTACCGCTACCATTTTATGGCGGCGAATGCGTTTACGCATATTCGACAGTACAAAGCGGCCAAGGCGCACTACCGGGTGGTACTGGCATTGAGACCTAATTACCTGGATGCGGCCTCGAACATGGCCCTGGTTGAAGCGAAGTCGGGACGGCTGGAATC